TTTTCACTCTCTTAAGCGACAGAATATTCATCTCTGTCACTTCACAAATACCAACCTCATAATTACCAATGAATGTATTTATGAATTCTTCAGCAATCAATCTATCTTCGGTGTTTGTTGTTTGGACATATCCTTGCTTTTCAACATTTATAATTGGCTTACCGGGATATTTCCAACTAAAATTAACATTGACTTCGTAGGTGGGAGCAATAATAGTGTTTTCCATACCTGTATTATATCATATGTTGTATGTTTTGCAATAGGAAATCCCCATCTCTGCAAAGATGGGGATTATTTTCACTTGGTTGAAAGGAGTAAAGACCCAAGTGAAATTATTCAGAAGAGTGAATTTCCATATGACAATTCAAGCATACTAAAACACATTTCTTCCACTCATCTAATATATCATCCCAAGACCGATTGTGCAAATTTTCTGCTGATAGCCCAAAAGATTTTTCTTCTGGTTTTAAATGATGAAAAGACAAAGCATTCCTGCATTTATCATAACCACAAATAGAACAACTTCCACCAGAAAGTTTAACCAATTCATTCTTACGTTCAATTCTTTTTTTTGCCATCTTATCTCGATGAGCTTGTTTATAAGATTCATCCCAATCAGAGTAAGGTGTTCCAGATGGCTTGACAGTCTGTTTATCAATATCTGGCTTAGTGTTTTTACTTCCGAAAGGACTACAATCAAGACAGAATTTTCTATTAGACAAATTACGAATTTTCCCATCAATCATTTTTTTAAATGGGATTTTATTTTTACATTTTCTACAGGTTCTTGTTTCCATACAGTTATATACTGCGTAATGAAAACAAGAACCTTGTTATATGGCTCCAGCAGAAGTCGAATCTGCACTCAAAATCTTAAAAGGATTCTGCTTTACCGTTAAGCTATGGAACCAAACTAAAGGAAAGAGGTAATGTGTTGTCTAGGATGGAGACTAGTTATCCAGAGCCTAATTCCCACTTCACATTAAAAATTTCTTTCACGACAAGACGCAGATTACTCTTTTGTCTAACCTCTTACCAAATCCTCCAGACGAGATTCGAACTCGTAAGGCTTGCGCCAACGGATTTTAAGTCCGTCGTGTATACCGTTCCACCACCGGAGGATACGCTAATATTATACCATTAGGATTAGCCTATGCAAGAACAATCTAAACAATTATTTTCTTTGACAAAAAAATAAAGGGATGGTAAATACCATCCCTTAAAAATAATGCAAGAAAAATTTATCTTACCCAAATTTCAAAAGTACTTGCTACACCGGCTCCAGCTGCTGAAGAAAAACTATTAACTGAAACTGCACTAACTCTCGAATATCTTGTATTACTTCCTGGTGTTGTTACTGCACTATAATAACTTGTTGCTATGCCTGAATTTATAGGGACAGTAATTGTATCTGTTCCACTATCGGATGTTCTTATAGCTGAAAGAATAATTGTTCCTGCTGTACCTGAATTACTAAATTTTCGAATTTCAAGTAAAGAACCAGCAAAACCAAATGTTCCAGCTGTTGAAGATAAAACTGAAGATGAATTATAATTATATAATCTGTAAATTAATTCATTGCTGTATGTTCTTCTATAAAGATCTCTAAAGCTTGAATATCCTGTTGCTGAAGATGCAGGACTAGTAGGTGCAAAATCAATTGTTGTTGCTGCTGTTTTGCTATTAAAATAATCTCTAAATGATGAACCAACAATACTAGAAAAATAACTATTTAAAGATAATAAAGTACTAGAATAAAATGGGCTTATTGTAGAGGATAAAGAAGTTTCTGTATTTCTAAAAGCCTGGATCAAAATTGTTGTAGCATCTGTGTTTGCATTAGTTGAGCTGCTATCTAAAGAAGTGGCGACAAAATCCCTAGAAGTTTTAGTATATGATGCTGCAGTACCAGCTACAAGTAATAATTCATCTTGTAATTGCTTGTCTGCTAATCCTATATTGATTGCAATACTTGTAAATATGCCTGCTTGATAAACGTAAGCCATTTTTATTCCTCTATATATGGTTTCTTTTTAAAAATATTTTTACCTGTTTTCTATAGGAATGGTAATTACCATTCCTTCAAAAGAATGGCAAAAAAAATTCCCCCAATTTCTTGGGGGAATCACTTGACAGAACCTTAATTATGGGTTCAGTTCGTTGAAGATGATGAGAGCATCATCTTTTGTAGTGTAGTTGCAGAGACTACCAAATGGAATCTCGGTGAAACCAAACTCATTGTTATCACGTCGAATTGCCATTGCCACAGCAGGACGGCGAGACTTGAATAGGTGATTCAAGAGAGTGTGGATATCAACCTTGACTTGACTCCAGTTGAGGTTCTGCATCTTGTTGTCAAGGTTGAGGGTCAATTGAACCTCTGTCTTAGGGTTTGCAATCCAAGACAAGTCCTTGACATCCTCATCTTCATCAGGGTCAGCCATACATACCCCTGCATCAAAATCCCCGCAATCGCAACAGTCATTACAGCAATTGCATTCATCGCAATCGATTGAACAACAGTCGCATTCTGAGCAATTACAGCATCCCTCATCATCAGAATCATCATCCCAGAGGTCTACATCGCCATCTTGGTCTGTCTCAAAACGTGATGCGTACAACGGGTCAGTGAGGTCAATCTCATACTCGCCCACTACCTTGTACTTGGAGGTGCGGAGTTTTTGGAATTGGCAATCTGTTGGGATTGAGACGACATCTGCTGGATTGATTTCCACAATCATCAGATGACCTTCACGTCCCATAAAATCCTTGGCATATTCAACGGTTCCTGCGTGGAAGCCGTATGAACATCCAACATTCTTGTCATCATCCACCTTGTTGCGTGGCATCTCAAGCACTGCATCAATGGTGTTCAAGAATTTACCAGTGTACTTGTCGGTGTAGTCTTCACGAACCGCCTTGTATGCTAGGAAATTTCCATTGTCAGTGATTGGCAATGCACGATGCTCAAGGAAGGTGTACAATTCATCCACTGCACGTTTGGATGGATTGAGGTTCAGTTTCAAGATAAACTTGAAGAGGTGTACACAATCCAACCCTGCCTCAAGGAATGAAAGCACACGGGTAGCAAGTGTGGAGTGAACTGGCTCATCAAAGACGTAGAGGTTGCCATCCTTGACCTCAATACCCTCGTAAGAAGCATAGAGGCTCTTAAGACGAATTGTTGGATTGACGCAACCAATGAATGCGTCCCAGTCATTTACCTTGTAGGCTTCAAGGGCTTTGCTGAACATACCATTGCCAGCATTGATTGAATGACGCTCGCCATCCAATACTACGGTGATGAAACCTGACAACGGGTCAGGGTTTACGATACGGGCTGAAACTACCATAGTGTTTTCTTTTCCTTATAACCAAACTGATATACTATATTACCATCTCCGCTAGACATTGCAACAATTATTTTAGTTAATAAAGACCAAGCTCGAAATAAAAATTATTCTTGCAAATATTTTTTAGGTGTGGTCTTCACCACACCTTCAATGGAGGTGCAAAAATTTTTTTAGCTCTGACAAAAAAGGGAGGCTCGAAAGCCTCCCCTCTAGTTGGACTTTAGATAATTTGAGGAAACCTATCAGTCCAACAAGGCTTCACTACGCAGATAATCTTGCGACTTAAGGTAGTTATTGACGTTATTCCAGTACTTATTGGTCGAATTTTCAGCATCATAACGAAATTTATCGTCATAACCGAACAAATTACGCAGAATAGGATATTTATCCAAGGTTTTATCAACCAATTGCAAGGCTTCAGCATAAATTGCAAGATTCATCTTAAATCCACGCTTATTAAGATGCTCGACGTTGTAACCCTTGTTATTAAGGGAACTAGTTCGATAGTAGTCTTTGACAATATCCTTAAGACGGGTCAAGTCAGCATCAGTATCTGCCATACCCTTCTCAAATGCAAATTGCCAATCTTGCGTCAAGTATGTGGAAAGCATATACGTGTTGATTTGGGTGACACTACAATCTATCATTTCATCCATTTGCTGTTGGATGTAGTCTGTCAATTTCACCCAACCGGAGCCAAGTTTGTCAACGTCCGAATACTTGACACCGTACAAGGCAGGGACTCGAATTCCACAAATAGAGGCATTGTTAAGTAATTCCCTCAGACCCTCTACAGATGAAATATTCTCACCATTTGGATACTGGGCTACTGGGAGGAACCGCTTAATTTCAACATATACACCCTCGGATTCTTGGAGGGACATATTCTCTGTAGACCAAATATCACGGAGCAAGTTTCGATGTCCGTTGTATTTGTAAACCTCACTCTTGGCAAAGGCTCCGACAGATACACCCTTGACCTTGACATATGGCAGGGTTGATACATCCACGAATTTTGCACCAAGGAATCTGGGGTCATTGACTACAGCATCCTTATCAGCCTCGTTTTTGAATTCAAGCAAGAATGAATTGCTCAGTCTATTCCCTGCATCAATGATGCGTTTGCGTAAAGAATTTTGAGGTACATTGCCGTGATATGTGTAGATGGTTTGACCAGCAGAAGGAATCAACACTTGAGAATTGCCAAATGTCTTACGAGAAGCATCCTGCAATTCTTTAATACCTATACAGGTTGGCATTTCATTCTTCTTAATAGTGAATGCAGAATAGCCACGGAATCCAACACCCTGATAAGTAGGAATGATGCCAAATGTACTGTTCACATCTGACAAATCATTGCACTTGATGATGAATTGGTACAACGAATTGCACTGGCTCAATTGAAATTCAATATCTTGGCGTACATCTTCAAGGATACGATACAAAGCACCAACGATATACTGCTTGGTCTGGTCATCCATTTCCAACGCTTCACGGGAGGCACTTGGAACGACACTGCCAATAGGTGCAAACAATTTCACTTGCAGATATCGGAAGCAGTCAAGTTTAGTTGCATCCTGTGAGGAAATTTGCAAATCGTTCAAATTGAATGGGTAGGATACATTGCCCATACGAATAACACTTGTAGATGAATACCATCGTCTAGTGATTTCATAAAAAGCAC